GTCTTTGAAGTGTTTAACAGTCTTGTCTATCTTTAGTTGATAGCCTTCGTCTATAAACAACTGCATACCGTCGCTGGGATAATCTTTCTTAGGGTTAGCTTTGTTGAACTTGTTCTCTGCTACCCTTTGAATGTCGTATTTTAAATTACTCGATAATCTAACTGTTTTCATAAATCCTCCTATAGTATAACGTTAGCATTTTTAGTGATCCAGTTACGAATAGCTGGATGCTGTCTGAGCTCTTTGTCTCTTGCAAGACAGCCCTTTACTAGAACAACTTGATACTCTACGACTAACTTGTCGGCTAGTTTCATGATGTTGTCCATCGTGTCATTAGCAGCTCTAGCTGCAACTGCATTAGCCAGGGCATACAATAACGCTGGGTTATCGTCACGCTTGTACTTTGATGGGTCTTTGATAAGCACATCAATATCAGGCAGTTTGCTTGCGATATCTCTAAAGGCTACAAACTCGCCGGCTGCACCGTCGCCAACTAACGAAGCTACACCGTAGAACAATCTAGTTGGGTCAGTATTTGCTCGCTTGAGCTTTTTGCTGACCATAGACCATGCACGTGGTGTTGGGAAAGCGTACTCATCCGCATCAAAATTGGACAGAAGTCCAGGTCTGTATTGGATAAACGAAATGAGATCTGTGTCGATATCATTTTGGTGAGCCCACTGAACCCAGTCGTCCAACGTTGGTTCTAGTTCGTAATGAGCTAGTCTGTTTCTAACTGGCGATGGCATCTGATATACAGCTGCTGCGTCAGTTAGTCTATTACCGGCACATAGTATTGCCCAGCCTACTGGGAGCTCATAATCACCCAATCTACGGTTTAGCAATAATTGCAAGAACGCATTCTGCGTTGCTGGTGGTGCGGTTGGTAACTCGTCGATAAACAAGATACCTCTGTCGCCGTCGCGTTCTGCGATAGGAAACACATCGGGTACAGCCCATGACGTGTACTTGGTAGATTCTGCATTAGCTTGCGCTAGATACGGTATACCTCTGACATCTACTGGGTCAAATAAGTTTGCACGAAAATCAATAATGTTCATATTCATTTCGGCGGCTACTTGCGCGGGTATGTCAGACTTACCGATACCTGGGCCACCCCAGACCATAGCTGGATAGCCAGCTTTAACGGCGTCTTTCAATTCGCTTATAAGTGATTGTGGATTAATGGTTTGCATGATATTAACTCCTCCATTCTGGTTCTACAGTCTTCCACTTAGTTTTGACTGTAGGTATTTTAATTTGAACAGGTGTAGTCATTACAACCCGTTCGCTCTTTTCGATAGTCAGTTTCTCGTGCACCATCGTCTTTTTCATAATGAACAAGACAACAGACGCACACAAACCGCCCATCATTGCTGCAGTCATACCGCTGAATGTGCCGTAAAAGCACACCATCAATGTGACTGTGATCAAAACGTCAACAAAGATATCGTGACCGATAGCCTTCTTGCCGCCTGCTTTAAGTGCTAGGATTAACAGACCCAGCGCCGACAGTATTCCTACTAGTAACATCTTTATTCCTCCAGGCTAGATAAGCCATGTAACCGAACTGTATAAGTTCTATTAATATCCAGAGCGCTGTTGTCAGCGCACTAACTATATTTGCATTCATAGTAACCTCCATAGTAAATACAATATTGAACCGATGCCGACCCCGACACCGAGTAGTATGAGTGAGTATTGAATACTCGTTGCGATACCGAAGAGTACGAACAGAACGCCCGTACCCATCAATACCGATCTAAAATAGTCTTTAATCATAGTTCCTCCTTTACCATGAACAGTCGTACCAAACTGTTTTACCTTCGTCTATCCAAGTCAGAGCTTTCTCGCAGAACTGTAAGTCTTGCTGTTTGTACTCTTTCATTGATTCTTCTTGGAACTGATGTCCCCAAAAGAAACCATCTGGACAGAAGGGTAAGTTATCATCTTGTATCAACAGCTGTAGTTCTTCGATGTCAATTCGATCTAACACGAGTAGTTTTCCGCCATTGAATGAGTCCATCATTCCCTGTCGTTCACCCCGAGCCGGGCCGTCGTGCTTCTTGTCGTACAACTCCATCATGTACTGTTGAAGCCTAGCGTGTTTACGCCAGTAGAATTCCTGCTCTTGTCGTGCACCGATGTTGTCATTTAGTTCTACAACATTGTCGTTGCGTTTTTGTGTTGGCTCTTGAAAGCCAGCATATGCGTCAAGTCCCATAGTTACCTCCTTGTGGTTATGGATTAATTAAGTGGCCAGCTTGTCATCTGGCCGTGGTCGTTTCGGAGACACCGACACGCACTTTAGTACGACTGCGTGCTGTCGCTGTAAGCCACATGTGACCTACAATAAACTATATGGAAGCAGCATTTTATATGCTGCAGGCTGCTGGGCCGGTTCCGTTTGGTTCCACTTGGTTCCACTACATGTGGAACGCAACCGGGGCGATAAGAATGCGGGATATAGGATATGGTTCCGTGGTTCCACGTAAAAATAACATTCATTATAAGTTATATATTCTAGGCCGGTGGTCGACTCTAATAACACAGTAGCTGAACTTGGCGGAACCGTGGAACCGCTGGCAAGTACTCGCCCCCCTTTGTGCATAGCGGCAGGCATTGTCGTGGTTCCATGAACTGGTTCCACATCGGGGCAGGTCCGTGGAACACAAGGAACCAAAGTCAAGCATGTTGTATGCACAAGGCACACTCGCATTCGCTCGTGATGATAGTAGTAGGCAGGCATGATAGTAGCTCCTATAACGGGTGGATTCCGGGCGCGTAGCGGGCGGAGAAAAAGTTAAAAAAAGAAGAAGCCCCGAAGGGCTCCTAGATGGCTAATTTAGAATGGAAAGTCTTCTTGTTCGTAATTAGGATTGAATTGGTCAGATTTGACCGATGATGTTGAGGATGATTCAGACTTGAACCATTCTCTAATGAAGTAGGCGTATAGCCCAATGATGGCTGCTCTAGATAAGATAGTCAGCGATATGTAAACGATTACTGCGATTGCTGCGTAATCAATAAGTACTAATGATATATTCATTATGTTCTCCAATGTTCAACCAGAGCCCATATGGACTCTGGTAGGTAATGACTACTCATGATTGGTTCTGAACTGTTTGTGGTTCAGTGTCCATTCCTGGTAGTTCTGGTTGAACAGGCTCTTGATGAAGTTCCTGCTTTATTTCGTTGTCAATGCTGTTGTCACGCACTGCGTTCTTATAACTCTCGTCTGTAGCGATGATAGTAGGTTGTTCTGACATACCTCGCACAAATTCCGATGTTATGTTGGCTGCTTGTTGGGTTGCCCATTTGCCAACTGGAAGCGCTGCTTTTGCAACGCCCTTAGTTATACGACCTAGAGTATATGATATTCTCATGATTACTCCTCGTCCTGTGGTGTCCACTCTCTACCGAACGCCGTGACTGCTGTGCCGCCGGCTAGGTTTACATGTGGTTTAAGTTTGAACGACACAGAACCGTCTTCTTTGAGTAAGAAGAAGTCGAAGCAGTCCCTGATAGATGTCATTTTGTATGACTCAGGTGTGCCCTTCTTCGCTTTCTCTGCGTAAGCTGGGTTCGCTACTTTAGCGTCCATGTTTAGGTTGCCGTTCTTGGAGACAGATAAAGCTCTGCCTTTGTTTGCTTTGACAGTGTTAGTGTCGAAAGACTTAGTTATTGTATTAGCCATGATAATCTCCTATATAGCTAGTTATAGTAGATAAACCTTTTACCTACCTTACAAGACTATTTGGAAAGACAACCTTGTGTTGTCCGTGACCATGTATTATTCGAGACAAGGTTCCAATTGATTGAAACTGGATTAGTGTTTGAAATTCGGATTCGGGGAGGGTGTGGGTCGCTGGCAGCAGGGGAGGGGAATGAGAGAGCGATATAAAACTACTTTTTCAAAAAAAATTTTTATTATAAATTTCCCTTATAAAACGTTATAAGGTATATTTACAAACATGAGCTTAGTCGCAGACCAACCAATGGAAGTTACAGACGAAGATAGAGTCGAACTTCAATCTCATTTCCCTTATGCAGGAGTAAAACTATCCGAGCTTTCGGTCCAGGAAGAAAGATTAGTATTGTTTCACCTAAGAGGATTGAACAAAGCAGCTGCTGGTCGTGCCGCAGGGTACCGCAACATGGATCATGTGTACGAGGTTTTTAAAAAACCAAAAATCAACCAAGCCATAGAATACTTACGCGAGGAGATGCGCGAAGAAGTGAAGTTCGATAGAAACACAGCCACTACTATGTATTTAGAAGCCCACCGAAAATCGGCCACCGCCACAGAAGAAAAAAACGTCGTCGACTCTCTATGTAAACTACATGGGTTATTCGCTCCTGAACAAGCAACGCAAGTTAATATTAATGTAGATAAAATCCAGCAACTAGAACGACTGCCGGATTCCGAGCTATTAAGACTAGCCGGAGTAGATACACAGTACTTAGAACCTAAAGGAGAAACCAATGACTAAATACGCACAACAGGCGAAAGTTACTAAAAAGAAACGTAAAGTTTATAAAGCAAAAGCAAACTATGGCCCTACCCCAAGGACTACAAGAAATGAGCCAAGGGGCTCAGGTTTTCATAAAAACAAATCTAAGCCAGGAACCGCAGGGCGAATAGAGGCAGATAATGCTATAGGTAATTCAAACCCGATGATGAATGAGAAAAGAAAAAAGCAAGAAAACTCAAACCCCATAGCAAAAAAATATGGGGTGGTAAGCAGCAACCCAAGGCCTAAGAAAAAATATCCTATAGAGCCCGGCAGGAATAACGCAAAAAGAGGTGACACTGAAAGAGCGAGGAAACTCGTATTAGACAGTATGAAGAAAAAGAAAAAGAAAAAAACACCACGGAAGAAGTGATTGTTGCAGTCACTGGAGCCAATGGCTATATAGGCACCGAAGTAGTTAAATTACTTTCTGCTAAAAAAGGCATAACTGTATTACCTTTTGATATAGAAGATTGGGATATACGACGTCCGGCCACGGACATAGATCCTGATGTAGATGTTGTAGTACATTTAGCAGCATTAGTAAAAGTAGGCGAAAGCGTCAAACGACCTACAGCATATTTTTATACAAACCTGGTCGGTACAAAAAACGTAATAGAAAAATTTCCCAACGCAAAATTTCTTTTAGCATCTACAGGTGCGGCGTACGATCCGACGTCTCCTTATGCGCTATCTAAATTAGCGGCAGAACAAATAGTCCAGGAGCTTTGTCCGGATTACACGATATTTAGGTTTTTCAATGTCGGTGGTCGAGAACCCACAAACCCAGAAGGATTATATAAGGCAACTATAGAAGCTTCGATTCGCGGAACTTTTACTATTTTCGGAAATGATTATGATACGGACGATGGTACATGTGTCAGAGATTATGTGCACGTCGATGATCTGTGCGCTGCACTTGCAGCTGCAGTCGGGCAACCAGGCACAAAAGATATCGAACCAATCGGCTCGGGTAAATCATACACAGTTAAACAATATATTGACGCCTTCCTACAAGTTAATGGTAAACTATTTGATATAGAGCTCGGACCAAGGCGGTCGGGTGATAATGAAAAATCGGAAGTACCCTTCCTTTCGCGGTTTGTAGTTCCGACTAAAAATATTAATGATATTGTGAGGTTATAACTATGGCACATTGTATAAACGCAAAACCAAAAAGCATGAAGATGAAAAAAGGGAAGAAAAAAGGTACAACTAAGAAGTCGTACAAAGGAGGCAAGAAGTAATGGCTGCTACGAAAAAAGCTAAGAGTAAGTATCACACTACTAAAGATGGCAGAAAAGCTAAAAAAGGTTTGTGGTACAACATAGCCCAGAAAAGAAAAAAAGGTAAACCTATGCGTAAAAAAGGCGCAAAAGGAGCTCCTACGGCAAAAGCAATAAAAAGATCACAGAGTAAGAGAAAATAATGCCTAGAAAAAGAGCAAAACCTATAAGAAAGACTACTGGTAAGGGTGGAAACTACCGAAAAACCAAATCTGGAGCAGGAATGACCAAAAAAGGGGTCGCTGCGTATAGAAAAGCGAACCCAGGCTCTAAATTAAAGACAGCAGTTACCGGAAAAGTCAAAAAAGGCTCAAAAGCAGCAAAAAGACGTAAATCTTATTGCGCTAGAAGTGCAGGACAGTTAAAAAGAAGCTCTGCTAAGACAAGAAACGACCCAAATTCAAGAATTAGGCAAGCGCGCAGGCGCTGGAAGTGTTAATAAAGGAGAAAAAGCATGGGCTATGGAAAAGGCTACCCTAGAGGGCCAGTTAAAAAGAAAAAGAAAGCAGCTAAGAAAAAGAAAAAGTAGTGACAGACCTTCAGAAAGTAGAATGCTACAAATGTAAGAAACTTTTAGCAGATAATCTCGTTTTACCTAAAGGTTTGTGCGTTTACTGTGCTGCAGACGAAGCAGAACAGCTGCCTATGCCTAAAAAACAAGAAAAAGAGGCAAAAAAACAACAAAAAGCGCAAGTTAAGGCCGAACAAGAGCTTGCAAGGCGTATTTTGTCTAGAAAACGCATGATTCCGTTCGTAGAAAAGTTCAATCCTGATTACCAAGCAGGTTGGGTACACAAAGACATCTGTAAAAGGCTAGAAAAATTTAGTCAAGACGTAGCAGATAAGAAATCCCCAAGGCTTATGCTGTTTATGCCTCCTCGTCACGGCAAATCGACCTTGGCTAGTATTGCTTTCCCTGCTTGGCATCTCGGGCGTAACCCGGGGCACGAATTTATCAGTTGTTCGTACTCTGGATCCTTAGCCATGTCTTTTTCTAGAAAAGTTAGACAGGTTTTAAGAGAACCTAGTTATAAAACAGTATTTGAAGAGACAAAACTGGACAAAGATTCACAGTCAGTAGAATCTTGGCAAACAACACAGGGCGGAGGATATGTCGCAGCCGGTGTTGGTGGTGGTATCACAGGTAAAGGTGCACATATATTGTTAATCGATGACCCGGTAAAAAACAGAGAGGATGCAGAATCTGAAAACAGCCGCGAAGCGACCTGGGATTGGTATACCTCGACCGCGTATACTCGTTTAGCGCCAGGTGGCGGTATTTTAGTTATTTTAACGAGATGGCACGATGATGATTTAGCCGGTAGGTTGTTAATGGCTAGTGAAAATGGTGCAGATGATTGGGAAGTAGTTAAATACCCAGCGATAGCCGAAGAGGATGAGGAGTTTAGAAACTTAGGCGATTCACTACATCCAGAAAGATATAATGTAGAGTCTTTAGAAAAAATACAAAAAGCTATCGGGCCTAGAGACTGGAGTGCGCTGTATCAACAAAACCCTGTATCAGATGATGGTGATTATTTTACTAGAGAGATGATTCAGTATTTTCAACCAGATGAAATAGAATATGATAGACTTCGCTATTATACTGCGTGGGATTTAGCTATAGGGCAACGAGACAGAAACGATTTTTCTGTTGGTATAACTATAGGCATTGATGAGTACGACAATATGTTTGTCGTAGATGTTATCCGCGGTAGATACGACGGTTTCGAACTGGTAGAAAAAATATTAGACTTCTATGAACAGTGGAGGCCTAGTATAGTTGGTATAGAAAAAGGACACATAGAAATGGCTATTGGGCCTTTTCTACAAAAACGTGTAGCAGAAAGACAATTACATTCTGCATATTTTAAAGATTTAAAAGTAGGGCGACGTGACAAAGAAGCTAGAGCTAGGGCGATCCAGGGTAGGATGCAACAAGGTAAAGTATTTTTTCCAGAAGATGCAGCTTGGACGGGGCCAATGGTTGCTGAGCTTTTGCGTTTTCCTAACGGCGTACATGATGACCAGGTTGATGCTTTGGCCTGGGTTGGTTTAATGATGACAGAGTATGCGACTTTTTATGAGGCTCCCGAACATATACCTTCGTGGCGAGATAGGTTAAACTTAATAGCGAAAGGACCGAAAAAGAAATCGGCAATGAGTGCATAACATGGCGTATAAGAAAAAAATAAAGAAAAATCTTAACAAAGCGGAAGAGTTGTCTCTAGCAAAAAGCCAATGGGATTGCTATACCAGAGCCCGCGACAGCGGCCATGAAGAATACATAGACATGGCTAAAAAATGTGACATGTATTATAGAGGGGATCAGTGGGATGAGTTTGACATGCAACAACTCGATGACCAGGGTAGACCCGCACTAACTATAAATACAATACTTCCTACAATTAATGCCGTGCTAGGAGAACAAAGCACGAAAAAAGCAGACATACAATTTAAACCCAGGGGCGGCGGCAACCAAGATGTTGCAGACGTACTTACTAAAGTTTATCAACAAATTGCTGACAATAATAAACTAGAGTGGATAGAAAACCAGGTGTTTTCTGATGGGTTAATACAGGACAGGGGATATTTTGATGTACGTATAGATTTTTCTGACCACATCATGGGGGAAGTAAAAGTAGAAGCTAAAGATCCTTTAGACATTCTTATCGACCCAGACGCAAAACATTATGACCCAAGAACCTGGAACGAAATATTTGAAAGCAAGTGGATGAGTATAGATGAAGTAGAAGAAGTGTATGGCCAAGACAAAGCAGATAAATTAAGAATGCTAGCTGAGACGGGTACTACTTTAGGCGCTGACTCCATGGAATACGAAGAAGAAAGATATGGAGATACAGACGAACACAATTACGGACAACAGTTCCCTGGGGATCCAGAGAACGCACGAATGCTTAGGGCTATAAGAGTAATAGAACGACAGTATTATAGATTAAAAGAATGTATGTTTTATCTAGATCCCGTTACTGGTGACATGCGCGACGTCCCATATAATTGGACTAAGAAAAAAAGAGAACAATTCGCAGACCAGTTTGGCTTAGATATAATGACTAAAACAGTTAGAAAAGTAAGATGGACTGTAACTGCAGACACTGTAGTTCTTTTTGATGATTGGTCCCCATACAAAAACTTTACAATCGTTCCATACTTTCCATACTTTCGTAGAGGAAAACCGTTCGGCATGGTGCGCAACTTGTTGTCACCGCAAGAACAGCTAAACAAAATAACATCACAAGAACTGCACATAGTAAATACAACTGCAAACAGTGGTTGGATTGTAGAGAACGGTTCACTTGCGGGCATGACTGCAGACGATCTAGAAGAACACGGAGCAGAAACTGGTTTAGTGTTAGAGTTTAATAGAGGCTCTACCCCACCAGCAAAGATACCACCTAACCAAATACCTACTGGACTAGATAGACTAGGACAAAAAGCAGCAGCTAATATTAAACAGATTAGTGGTATTACAGATGCAATGTTAGGTATGGATAGCGCAGAAGTTTCTGGTGTTGCAATACAAGCAAAACAAAATAGAGGCTCTACTATGTTACAAGTGCCTCTAACTAATCTAGCAAAAACTAGACAGTATTTAGCAGAGTCTATTTTACAACTAGTACAAAGTTACTATACAGAAGAAAGAATTATACAGATAACCGATGAGACAGACCCTTATAAACCTAGAACAGCTCTACGTGTTAATGAAATGACTCCAGAAGGAGAAGTTATAAATGATTTACAGCTAGGCGAATACGACGTAATTGTATCAAGCGCACCTGCTAGAGATA